CCTTTAATTCTGTTACATACTTCATTGCTTCCTTTATCATTTTTATAATCCTCCTATGCTTCTCCTACTTTTCTTAAGTCAACTATTTTATTGTTTCCAATTATCTCACCTGTTTCAGTATCCACCTGCACGGTTTCATTCTCATACATTGTGTTTTCATCAAAGGTCATCTGTCCCGGTAATTCGCTACCAATTTCCACTGCCTCAATGTCTCCTGTCTTAAGGTTTGTTCCACAGGTCATTGTTGTTACTGCTCCCAGTTCAGGTGCAAGTGATGTCTTTGCCACAACTCCTGTTGCAACAAAGTTTCTTGTTTCATTCGGCTTGAATGCTATTGTTACAGTGATTTTTCTTGTAGCCTTTGCATCCGTGTTTGGATCCTGAATGTTCTTCATTACCTTTTCCATTGCCCTGTTTACCTGAACCGTGAATGCTCCGTTTGCAAACTCCTCCATGTTAATGTGTTTCATTGCTTCTTTACTCCTTAATGTAGTTTCCTGCTTCATATTCCCTATATATCTGCATCCAATCATCAAGTGTCATTGTCACCAGAATGTCTGCATTGTTTTTCTTGTGAAACACTGCCGGAAGTTCATCCTGCCTTGAATCTCTTCTTGCCTGCTCCATCCAGTCATACAAGTGCATTTTTTCCTGATGTTTTGCTTCTATATGTATTCCCGGAAGTCCCACAACGTCTGCATCACCATTTGCCCCACAATACTGCTGGCCTCTTCTGGTTCTGTATCCGTATTCCCTTAGATGCCCGGCAAGTTGTCTTTCAAACCTTGCCCCCTTCTGCCTTGCATTAACTGCCATTCTGTATCTCCCTTACTCTTTTCCTTGTTGCCAGCAACGACCAACCTATTCTCTTTAATCTGCTGCTTTCCTGCTTGTAATACTTAATGACAAGTTCATCTTCCTCGCCCTCTATTGGTTGAAAATACCCTTGTCCATTGGATAGATTAAGTATTACCGTGTTTCTTCTGGCCATTGCAATTTCTTCCCTTATGTCTCTGTCTGACAATCCTGTCACCTTCTCTAGCTTTTTTCTTGAAATCGCATTGTCCTTTCCGAAAGGGATGTAATCTGAAATGTTCATTGTCACGTCTCCTTTCTGCCTGCCACCATTCAGGTGGCAGGTCTTACAATTTTGTGATATATATTTTGATTTATGACTGTCTGTTTTTTAATAATTGAAGAATGGCTTTGATTCTGTCTGAACCTTGTTTTCAGCCGGTTCCTCATTGTTTTTCTTTTCTTCTGGAACACTCTCTGTTTCCTCAACTGTCTGTTCTGCTGTCTGCTCCACTACTTCCTCATAAGTTTCATCTTCTGACTGCTCAACAGGTGTTGTTTCCACATATGTATGTGTTCCATCCTCATTAATTACTGTCATGTCGCTGTCAAGTGCTGTCTGTAGGTCAATGCTCATTATTCCCCACTTGCTTATGATTTGTCTCAACATTGTCTTGTATGCCATTCCGTCAAAGTCCTTGCTCCAGAAGGTCCACTTCGTTCCCTTCTTCAAGTCTGATGCATATCCCTGTGAATACTTCACTGCGTGAGCCTTCATCTTTTCCTTTGACCAGTACATTGCCTTCCTGAATCCATTGACATACTCAAACATTGCATAATAGCCAATTGTTTCTGCCTTTTCTCTCTCATTTTCATCTGAAATGAGATTTACTTCTATGTCTTCATTAAGTGGATCGAATCTGATTAACTCACCTTTCTTAATTGCCAGCACATTTAACTTCTTGTACTGTCCTGATCTGATTGCCAGCTGAATGTAGCCCTTGTATCCAAGCTGGAACTGTGCCACCTTTGTTCCTGTTTTGTTATCCTTGAACGGAACCATGTAATACTGTCCAAGCTGTGGACTTGGAGATAGATTAAGACTCTCTCCAAGCAATGCTGCACTTACTATTGATGAATTTTGACACTCCTGTAATGTTGGATTGTTTCCAACCGCACTTACTATTGAACTGATGAATCTCTTTCCGTTCTTTCCGCCAACAACCTCATTAATCTGATTCTTTACCGCATCATTTTTCAAATATGCCGTAAAACTTGTTTCTTGTCTTTTTGCCAAACTGTTTGATACTGCCATTTCATTTCCTCCTACTGTATCTGCTCATATTTAATGTTGTTTTTCGTAAGGAACTCACCCAATGCATTGAGCTGGTTTCCTGTTCCACACACCCTGATTACTATTGTGTGTGTCTTCTCTTTCTGATTTTCTTCTGTTCTTTCTTCCTGTGCCTCTTCCTCAACAGTCTGTGAAACACTTTCCTGCTTCTGCTCCGGTTCCTTCTTTCCTGCCTCTGCAAGTTTTTCGGCTTCTGCCTTTTCTCTTGCCTGTCTTTCCTCAAGTTCTGCCTTTCTTCTTGCCTCATACTCGGCTTTTCTTCTTGCATTTTCCTCGTATGTCTGTTTAACCATCAATGCTTCTGTAATGTTGAGGGTTTCAATGTATTTCTGTTTCATTTCAAACTGATATTCACCGGTTTCAGCATTAATGACTTCCAAATCGTGTCTTATACTGTCTCTCATATGCTCCATATCATTGGTTATTGACTTTAATGTTGTTGTCACATTCAGATAACTTTCCTTGAAAACACGTTTGAATGTGAGTATCTCCTTCAGCTCTTCGGCACTTGCAAAGGTCCTGTCATATATCTCCTCAACCTTTATAAGCTTCTCCTCCCTTTTCTTCTGGTCATAAGCCTTTACCTGACTGTCAATGTTGGCATTTGCCTCATCTACAATTGCAATCAGTTCCTTTACCTGGCCTTCAAACACACTGTATGGTTCAAGCATCATCTTCTTGACATCTTTCTTTCCGTCATTCAATGCCTTGCTGAACTTATTAAGTGTTGCCCTGTCAGCCTTTGCTTCCTTTATGTTTTCATCCGTGTACACCAATGACTTGTACACGTTTGCCTTTTCAGTAACTTCCTTTTTTAATTCCTCAAAGTTCCAATCAATGTGCTTTAGTGCATTATCCATTGTTGGATTGTAAATTTTTAATTCCATCTTTTTGGTATTCCTCCTGTTTTAAATTTCCGGCAGAATGAGAGCCGGCTTTTTTCTTTTTTTCACAAGCTCCATGAACTCCCTTTCTGACCTTTTTATTATTTCAATGTCTTCCTCAACATCTGCCCTTTCAATGTGGTAATCCTTTGTGATTAGTCTTATGCTCTTATTCCACACACTCTTTATCTGTGCCCTGAGTTCGACAAACTCATATTCCGTCACCATCAGGTAATGAAGCACCTGTATGTAATAATTGTCCGGGATGTGTTCACCATCCCATTTTTCCTTGTGCATTGAACCAAAAAGCTCACTGGTCTTGCATTCAAATATGCCCTTCCTCCCGGTTTCAAGTTCTGTCAGTTCTCCATCAAGTGATGCGTGAGCAAACGGATACTTGTCATTGAGAAGCATGTTATCACCAAAGTATTCAACCTTGTATTCCGGGTGGTCCAATGCAAATATTGCTCTTATGTGTTCCTCTGCCCTGCTTCCATATATTACATACGGTTCATTTGATATGTCTCTTGGCTTGGTTATTCCAACCATTTCATTCCAAAACTCCACATTGTTCTTGTAGGGATTAAGTCCCAACACTGCTGCTGCATCAGAACCACCTATCTTTCCCTTTCTTGCAAGAAGCCATTCAGGTTTACTTGCAAATTTCTTTCTTGTAACCATTTCTAATCAACCTGTTCATTAAGAATTTCATCTGTGCAGTGCATCATCAATGTAACCAGTATCACCATTCCCAGAGCCACAAGTAACTGCCCTGCCTTGCTGTCTACCTCAATCCAGCCATTGACTAACATCACTGCTCCTGTTATTACTCCTATTACCACGTTCTTGAATCCGTTAAGTACTCTGTACTTTTCAGCGATAATGTGGTAATCTTTAAGTGGTTTATTTACTCTTGAGCTTGAATGTAGTGGTATATATTCAGGCTCTTTTCTTTTAACTTCTTTCACTTCAAGTCTTTTGTTTGTTTCCATAAGCTCTCCTAACTGAACATTAAATGTATGAATTTATT